ACTTCGGAAGGCGCAAAAACTCCCAAGTTCTTCTCGGACATTTTTGACGGGAACATTGAGGGCATGGAGCAGTCGTTCATGATCGTTGCGTCGATTGATGACAAGGACACTGGCACTGCGTTCGAGTTGGGGTGGGGATATGGCTTCGGCAAGCTCATGATGTCGTTCGCTTTCGAAGGCGGAAAAACGAACGTCATGCTCGGGCAAGCCGTCGACCATCATTTCAATTCGAAAGAAGAGTTTCGTGATTTTTTCAGGATTTACCAAGACCTCATTCGTTCGGGGAATACGTTAAAACTGTTGATTGAGGCGAACTTCTCGGATTTTGGAAGGAAAGCTGAGGCCAATGAATAATCGGCAGAAGTTTGTTATTTTTGATATCGACGGAACAATCTCCGATCCAACTCACCGCATGAGCTTTGCGTTCATGAAAGATTGGTCGATGTTCAATGAAAAAGCATACCAAGATCCAGTCATTATTAAAATGGCGGATTTGATGCGGGAGTTATCAAGAATCTCGAACGTTATGCTTCTCACTGGAAGGAATGAAAAGTATCGCCACATCACGCTGAAATGGTTGCGGGATGCGGAACTGGATTTTTCATTCGAGGAACTCATCATGCGTCCGGACTTTGATTACCGTCCGGATGCTGAGGTGAAAATCGAGCTGCTTGAAAAGCGGTTCGGCGGAAAAGAAAATGTCCTCAACAATATTTGGTTTGCGCTCGAAGATCGTGACCAAGTTGTCGAGGAGTTTCGGAATTACGGATTAACTGTTTTGCAACCAACAATCGGAGGATACTGATGAAGAACGTACCTGAAATGCTGATCGAAGCTTCCAATCTCTACAAAGAGCGAAATGCTCTCTATGGCGATAACTACAAGCGGTTCGGCCCTGCCCTGCACAGCCTCATCTCGAGTGTGAAAATTGACAATCCTGATGATTTCAATCGGTTCGCTCTGCTCACGCAGATTTTCTCGAAGATGTCGCGCTATTGCCAGTTGTTTGCCGAAGGCGGACATGATGACTCGTTGGATGACATGGCAGTTTATGCGATGATGCTCAAGGAGCTGGATGCCTCGAACAAAAACACAAGGGTTCAACGCAACATTGATGCGGCGATTGAGACCGTCGAGGAAGCAGTTGCTGAAGTCGTGGGCGAAATGTCCCTGCCTCAGACCGAACCCTCCGACCTTGGGTTCTTCAAAAAGCGTAATTCAAAATGAGAACGCTCGTTTTCGATACCGAGACAACAGGCTTGATCAAAAACATGCTCCAGCCACTCGATCGTCAACCCCACATCATCGAATTCTTCGCGCTGTCTTTGGACAGTGCGGGGAACGAACTTGAAGCATTTCATTACCTCTGCAATCCAAAAATAAAGCTCGAGGAAAAGACCACTGAAATCACAGGCATCACTTCGGAGATGTTGAAAAATGAAAAGCCGTTTTCCAGCATCGCTCAACATATTCTCGAGCTGATTGAGGTGCACGACGAAATCGTCGCTCACAACCTTTCATTCGACAAGGCAATGATTGATGTTGAGATGAAACGGTGCGGGAAAAAGGTGAAGTGGCCGAGTTTGATCTGCACCATTGAGGCAACTGAATACATCAAAGGTTATCGTCTCAATTTGAATGCGTTGCATGAAATGTTGTTTGAGGTGGAATTTAAGGACGCACACCGTGCGGAAAATGACGTGAGGGCACTCGCGCGTTGTTTCAACGAGTTGAGAAAAATGGGTGTTGTATGAGAATTCGAACGGGATACTCTTTCCGCACCGCTGCGGGAATGATCGAGAATGTTATGAAGCGGGTTCAGGAAGTCGGCATGACTTGTGCGCCGATTTCCGACCGTGCCTCGACGTTCGGGTTCAACCGTTGGTCGAAGCTCGCCAAAAAGGCTGGCCTGAAACCAATTTACGGAGTGGAAATTGCAGTCACTCCCTCCCTCAATGCCAAGAAGCCAATTTTCGATCACTGGACGTTCTTCGCGAAGGATGATCTCCGCTCGATCAACGAGCTTTTGTACCTCGCGACAAATCAGTTCCGCTACGAGCCATTGTTGACGTATGAACAAGCCATGGAAGTCGAGGGCGTGATAAAGATTGCTGGCTCGAGAGCCCTGCTCGATAAATTTCAGCCCCAACCCGACCTGTTCATCGGCCTGAGCCCAAGCCTCTCGAAAGGGTTTGTGACGGAAGCCAAAGAGCTCGGCCATGCGTTCATCCAATGCTCCGACAACAAGTTCACGTTTGAGGGGGATGAAAGTTTCTATCAAGTCGTCATGGGCCGAAACTCCTCCACCCAGACCTATCCCCAATGGATCCTCTCTCAGGAGGAATGGGAAAAGTCGGTGAAGCGGTTCGCCTCCGAGGAAATGATTGCGTCCGCCGTCGCGAACCTCCAGAAGTCGCAGGAGGCCTGCAAAGCGGTGCTGAAGGCCGGAACCCTCCTCACTCCCTCGAAGCCCCTCTCGCTACGCCAGATGTGTCTGGATGGGGCCAAGAAGCTCGGCATTGAATTGGATGAGGTTTATGGCCCAAGGCTCGACAGGGAATTGAACCTCATCGCGGAAAAAGAATTCGAGGATTATTTCTACATCATTGCCGACATGATGCACTGGGCGCGTGAGCGGATGATCTGCGGCCCTGCACGGGGAAGCTCATGCGGTTCGCTGGTTTGCTTCCTTCTCGAGATCACCACGATCGACCCAATAAAATACGACCTATTGTTCGAGCGTTTCATCGACATCACTCGTAACGATTTGCCGGACATTGATTTGGATTTCTCGGATCAAAACCGTCACCTCGTTTTCGAATACATGGAAGAAAAATACGGCAAAGATCACGTGGCTCGTCTCGGGACGGTTGCGCTTTATCGTCCGAGGTCAGCGATCGAAGAAGCCGGAACTGCGTTGGGTGTGCCGAAGTGGTTATGCACGAAGGTGTTGGACTCCCTCATCATCCGTTCCTCCGGCGACAGTCGTGCCCTGAACACTCTCGAGGACACCTTCACCTCGAGCGCGGCAGGAAAAGAGCTCATGGAGAAATACCCTGAGATCCTTGTCGCGGCGCAGATGGAGGGCCATCCTCGGCATTATTCTCAGCATGCCGCAGGGATCGTGGTCACTGCCGAGCCTGTCACGGAATATGTTGCGGTGGATGCGCGGACAGGCGCAACCCAATGCGACAAAAAAGATGCGGAGGACTTGAACCTGCTGAAGATCGATGCGCTTGGGTTGACCCAGCTTTCGGTGTTCGAGGACTCATTGCTGATGGCTGGAAAAGATATCCACTTCCTTGAGACAGTTCCGTTGGATGACAAGGCCTCGTTCGAAATCATCAACACGAAGCAGTTCTCCGGCATTTTCCAGTTCAATGGCCCAGCTCTGCAATCGATTTGCAATCAAATCAAAATCGAGGACATTGAGGACATCATCTCCGTCACCTCGTTGGCGCGTCCTGGACCAATGGCTTCGGGCGGGACGAATGAATGGACGAAGCGCAAGAACGGCAAAGCGGTGGAATATCCCCATCCAACGTTTGAGCCTTATTTGAAGTCGACGCTCGGGATGGTGGCTTATCAAGAGCAGGTGATGCAAATCTGTCGTGAGATTGGAGACATGTCATGGGAAGATGTCTCCACTCTCCGCAAAGCAATGAGCAAATCCCTCGGCAAGGAGTTCTTTGATCAATACGGCAACAAGTTCAAAGCGGGTGCCGCGAAGCGCGGAATGAGCGGCCCAATGCTCGACCGGATTTGGGATGACCTGTGCGCTTATGGAGCGATGTGTTTCAATCGCTCGCATGCGGTGGCCTACGGCATCATCTCATATTGGTGCGCATACATGAAGGCGCACTTTCCGCTGCAGTTTGCGGCGGCGACCTTGACCCATGAGCCGGATCCGGAAAAGCAAATCAAGATCCTGCGCGAGATGCATGCGGAAGGAATTGCGTACGTCCCCGTCGACAAAGACCTCTCGATTGACAAGTGGACGGTCGGGTTCGTGGACGGGAAGCAAGCCCTCATCGGCCCTGTGCAAAACGTGAAAGGCATCGGCCCGAAGCTCGTTCAGCAGATCATGTCATCAAGGGCAAGAGGGGAGCCGCTTCCTGCGAGGGCCGAAAAGCTGTTGCTCAACCCCAAGACGGAAATCGAAAGCCTCTGGCCAATTCAGGATGCGTTCAAGCGGATCATGCCAGATCCTTCCGAGAAAAATATTCACACCCCTTCAACAAAAGTCATCGACGTGGTGACGAAGGGATTCGATTACGAAGTGCTGGTTTTTGTCACACCGCAACAAATCAAACCTCGCGACGAGAATGAAGCTGTGAACGTTGCCAAGCGAGGCTACGAAGTCAAAGGCCAAACCCAATCGTTGAATTTGACGCTTGGGGACGACACCGACCGCATTTTTGGAAAAATCGATCGATTTGAATTTGAACGACTCGGTCAGGAGATTGTTGACCGTGGTCGTCCAGGAAAAGCACTTTATGCAATAAAAGGTCGCGTGCCTCCGGACTTCCGGATGATCCGCGTATCGCAAATACGTTTTATTGGATTCATGGACGAAGAAACAACCACAGAGGAAATCAGTAATGAAGATTAAGTCACTCTACGAAATTCCAGCCGTTGCCGCCTACCTGAAACGGATCGGAGCAGAGCCTCGCTCTTTGCGAGCAGCAGTCGTGCGGGAAAACAAAGGCGCATATTGGGAAGACATTGCGGTCATCTCGATTGAGTCAACAGGAGCCGTGAAAGCTCCCGCGAATTACGCCCCGACCGAAAAAGAAAAGCTCGCCATTGAAGTCGATTGCCAAAGCGTCCAGTGGCCCCAGATGCGGATGCTGAAAACGCTGGTGGATATGCCGAGCGAGTTGAAAGAGATCCCTGCGGAAAATCGTTTTGAGTTTCGGAACAAAAACAACGAAATCATCATGCTTCAAACTCGGGTCGATCTCGGCGGCGGAGAAAAACGCTACGTCCCGTGGACATATTGGGACGACGGCCAATGGCGCAAGATGGAACCCGAAGGGCCGTTGCCGATTTGGGGAACGGACATGATTGGGGATTTCACGACTGTGTTCATTCATGAAGGCGCGAAAGCTGCTCGGGCGATGAGCCGAATGGTCCATGGGAATTCGCCAGCGGACAAGAAAAAGCTCGCGGCGCACCCTTGGGGTGATGAATTGACCGCAGCAGCGCATCTCGGGTGGATTGGAGGGGCTTTGAGCCCATCGCGCACGGATTGGTCCATTCTGCAAAAGATCGGCGTGAAACGGGCTTATATTGTTTCCGACAATGACGCTCCAGGACTGTCGGCAGTTCCGGCGATTGCTTATCATCTCCGCATCCCAACGTTCCATGTTCAGTTCACGTCCGAGTGGCCCCAAGGGTTCGACCTCGCGGATGAGTTCCCTCGGTCAATGTTCCGTCAGGTCGAAGGTCGGGAATATTACACTGGCCCCTCCTTCCGCAGCTGCCTCCATCCCGCAACATGGGCCACAGATCAAATCCCAAACCCAAAAGGCAAACCAACGACCGTCCTCCGCAAGAACTTCAAGGAAATGTGGACATATGTCGAAGAAGCTGACATTTTTGTCTGCACGGAAATGCCGGAAATCATCCGTGCCGAAAACATCATGAACAAGATGCTCTCGGCGTTCTCGAATACCAACTCAACGTCTCAGCTCATCGTGAAGGCATACAACGGTCGTTCCGCAAAGCTCTGCTACCGTCCGGACATCAAAGGTAAGGTCGTGACCGACAACACAACCTCCGCCATCAACCTCCACACCCCAACCCACGTGAAAAGCAAACCAGGATCCGCCGAGCCGTTCCTTGAGTTCATGCAATACATGTTTCCGAACGAGAGCGAACTGAAAGAGGCATTGCGGTGGTGCGCAACGTTGATCGCGCGGCTCGACGTGAGAATGGAGTATGGGTTGTTGCTGGTGAGCGAGCGTCAAGGTGTCGGCAAGACAACGCTTGGCTCGTCGATCCTCGGGCCGTTGGTTGGGATGCAAAACGTTGGGTTCCCGACCGAGAACCAAATCGTGCAGTCCGAGTTCAACGGATGGCTCGCGAACAAGCGGCTCATCGTGATCAATGAGATTTATTCCGGTCACTCATGGAAAGCCTACAACAAGCTGAAATCCGCCATCACCGACCGTGAGGTCGAAGTGAACGAGAAATATCAGCGTCCCTACGTCATTGAGAATTGGTGTCATGTTTTCGCTTGTTCGAATTCGATGCGTGCGCTGAAAATTGAGGAGGACGATCGGCGTTGGTTTTATCCCGAAGTCACCGAGGAAAAATGGTCGCGGGTCAAGTTCGAAAGTTTCCACAACTGGCTCAAGAGCGGTGGCCTGAACATCATCAAGCAATGGGCCGAGAGCTACGGGGATTATGTCATGAAGGGCCAACCTGCTCCCATGACCGAACGCAAGAAGGAGCTGATCGTTGCCTCGCGCACGGAAGGTCAACAAGAAGCCGCCATCCTTGCCGAGGCGTTGAACCGTCATCCGGATCCAGTTGTGCTGGCGATGAAAGACATCGTCGAGTGGGTGAGGTCGTCCATTCAGGGCAGAATGTACGACACGGACCTGGAAATCCGGAAAGCAATGCGCGAGGTTGGCGCATTTTGGTACGAGGACAGGTTCCTCATCGGAGGACGTGTTCAGCTTGCTGCGATGAATGATAAGATGTTCAATGTCCTGAAGTCAAATCATAAAATTCGCATGACAAAAAACGTCATCGGCCTCGTGAAGTCCGATGACGATCCTGAAGAAGTTGGGTTGCGGAAGATGGCACTCAATGAAGAAATGCGGAAAGCGGCGAAGAAGCCGAATGACATAACCAACTCGAGCATGTGAGGAGAGCGAAATGAAAAGTGTTGTTTATATGAACGTGAGAGACGATGCCAAACCCTACAAACAAATCATGAACATGATGGAGGAGTGTCTGAAAGAGGGAGGGTTCGCCGAGATGAGCCATCGCGTCGAGATGATCCCAAAAGAGCACCGTTGGTCAAGAGGCAAACCGAAGACGGTCAATGTTTTCGATTTGAAATTGGTTTGGGATAGCGAAAATGAATCTGTGGGAAATTGAACCTGCGTACTTTTTCATGGTGGGCCCAATTTATGGGCTCATCGTGATCTCCTTTTTATGGTCAGTTTGGAAAGACAGAAGATGATCCGTGCAATCATTCACTACCAAGGCAAACCGCTTGCATTGGTTCAGTTCAAAGTTGGCGAAAAACCAAATCGATTTGACAATTTTTTATCAATTTTCCGCAAAATACCCCGTAGGCCGAGGCTGAAAACCCCAATTTTCGTCAAATAGCGTGCAATAAAATGCAGCGAAAACAGCGGTTTATAAAAAAGATTGAAAATAAATAATAAAAATGATAAAAAAGAGTTTTCTTTTGTAACATGATCAGGCATACTCTCTCTATCGGGGCACGGTGCCTCGCCCTAACGGAGACTGAAAATGACGAAGATCGCAGATCGTTACGCTGAAATCAAGATGAACATCGAAAAGCTCGAAGCCGAGCTCAATGTGTTGAAAGCTGAGATCAAGGCCACTGGCCAGGATGCCATTGAAGGCGATTACTTCCGAGTTACCGTCTCCCTTGGAGAGCGCAAGACTCTTTCCAAGGAACTCCTTGCGGCTCATGTCGCACCGGAAGTTATCTCGGCTTGCGAAAAAGCAACGATGTTCGAACAAATTCGCTACAAAGCTCTCGTTTAACCCAACCCCAATAGGAGACTACAATGAAAACTTTTTCCGCAAATTTCGCAGGTCGTGACTTCGGTATCGTCAAGGCCTATTCCTCCCGCACCGCTGCCAGCCAATACGGCAACGGTAGCACCATCTTCTCCGACGAGGACGACCTCCTCAATGCGACAGGCCTGACGTTGGCCCAGATGGTCGTGTTTTATAACCACCACAATTCGACCCAGCCTGTGAAGAAATTTTCAGATCGTCAAACTGCCTGCAAACGCATCTTCAACCTCGCTCAAGCCAAAGCTGTCGCGGTTGAGGTGCTTGTTGAAGCCCCTGTCGCAACCACGGTGAATGAAACCATGAACGAACTCAGAACGTTGAAAGCTGCTGCTCCGAAAAAGACCAAGTCTGCTTTCCCTCCTGCAATGAAGATTTTCCCTGCCAAGGGATTGACGGAGAACCCTCGGCGTGAAGGTGGCTTCGGTTACAAGGCGATGGATTTAGTGCTTCGCAATCCTGGCATCACCTACGAGGAATATGTCGTTTGCGGTGGCCGCAAGCAGGACCTCGCATGGGACCTCGCGAAGGGCAACGTAACTCTCGAATTCCCAACCAACTGATTTCAACAGGGCAGGGCCATCCCCTGCCCCTCAAAAAAGGACAAAGACAATGGCACATGAAATTGAAACAATGGCATTCGCGAACGCAGTTCCTTGGCATGGTCTCGGCAATCGCGTCGACCCGACCGTCTCCGTGGACGACATGCTCGTCGCGGCAGGGCTGGATTGGGAAGTCAAGCTCCGTCCGCTCTACGCAACCATGGAAGATGGCACTCAGGTCAAGGTTCCGCTCCGTCGCGCCCTCGTCCGTTCCTCCGACAACAAGGTCATGTCGGTCACTGGCGACATGTGGAAGCCGTTCCAAAACAAGGACGCTCTCGAGTTCTTCCGTGAATACACCGAAGCTGGTGGCGCAAAGCTCGAAACGGCAGGTTCGCTCCGTGGGGGCAAAATGGTTTGGGCTCTGGCCTCCGTTCAGGAAGGTTTCACCGTGAACCGTGATGACCACTCCAAGGGTTACATCCTGCTGACCTCGCCGCATGAAGTCGGCAGAGCAATCACCGTCCGCACGACCCTCGTTCGGGTGGTTTGCGCCAACACCATGGCGATGGCGATCAACAGCTCGTCCGCTCAGTACTCCCAGAACCACCTGAGCAAGTTCGATACCTCCGCCGCCAAGGACACCATCGGTCTGGCTCGTGAGCAGATCATCCAAGCTGGCCTCGACGCCGAGGTCCTGAGCAAGATGAAAATGTCTCAGTTCGACACCGTTCGCTTCCTGAGCAAGTTTTTCCAGCCAATGCCGGAAACCATCGTCAGCCAAAACGACCAGCAACAATGGGTCGACACGCTGATCAATGACAAGGGCGCAATCGACAAGAAGCTCGAAGCTGTGCTTTGGTCAGTTGACAAGGCTCCAGGAGCCGTCCCAGGAACCGCTTGGGGCGTCCTCAACGGCATCACTCACTGGGCTGACCACAACGCTGGCCACAAAGCTGAAGCTCGCCTCTACAACGCTTGGTTCGGCGACAAGGCAAAGCTGAAGTTGGACGTTCGGGATGAGCTCCTGCAGCTCGCCGCCTGACCCCTCAAAACCACGAAAGACGGAAAAGGTAATGATTTCAGTGTTACCGTTTCCGTTTTATCCTTTGTTTCCTCTGTTGTGACTCTATTAAGAGAGAGAGATAAAAAGAGGGGAAGGGGTGAAACAAGGATAAAAACGGAAACGGAAACTGGAGAACAGAAGGGGAACGGAAAATGGACATTAAAATCGAAGGCAATCGGGTGAAGACAGTTTCGGTTTACGATGTGCGGATGATCCGTGCACTGCCGAAGTTGGAGGGGATGAAACGTTGGGTGAACAGCAAACAGTTCACGTTTGAAAACACGCCTTACAACCTTGAGGTTTGGTCGCAAACGTTTCCGCACTCGAAGGTTGAAACCGGAACCCTCGTGGAAGCACCTGCAGGGGTCGCAGAGGCGAATAGTGCGTTCGATGAAGGGCGACCTGCCTTCACCTACAAAACGCCGCCTAGAGCCCACCAGGAACGCGCCTTGGAGAAAATGGCACACAAATCCAAGTTTGGTTTGTTCATGGACATCGGGACAGGCAAAAGCTGGACGGGAATTGCCATGATGGGCAAGCGTTGGTGTGCCAAAAAGTCAGATTACGTGTTGTTGGTCGCCAAGAACGGTGTTCACACCCAATGGGTGACGGAGCAGCTTCCGAAGCACATGTCGGAGGTTGTGCCTTGGAAGGCTTGGGTTTGGGGCAAAACGAAAAAGGCTGAAGCGGAATTCGAGCAGATGATGAAGTTCGACGGCCTCAAAATTTTCGCAATCAATATTGATGCGCTGATCACGGTTGCGGCAGAGCAGAAGATCATGCGGTTTTTGAAAGCAGCGAGCGGCCACGCGACAATGATTGTTGATGAGTCTCAGGATATCAAAAACATTTCTGCTGGCCGCACCAAGGCCGCAATAAAATATGGCAATTTGTGCAAATACCGCATGATCATGACAGGCACTCCGATTGCGAAGAACCTCGTGGATGCGTTCAGCCAATTCAAGTTCCTTGACGAAAACATTTTCGGTCACCGCTACGTGACGACTTTTCGTTCGAGGTATTGCCAGTTGCGCGACAATGGGTTCGGCCTCGAAATCATTGGTCACAAAAACGTCGAGGAGTTCTACCGCAAAATCGACCCCCACATTTTCCGGATCAATGCCGATGAAGTGCTCGATTTGCCACCGAAGGTTTATGTCACGCAACCGTTCGTTTTGTCGGATGAACAAAAACGGCTGATGAAAGATCTGCGTCAAAACTTCATGGCCTCGGTCGGTTCCGGCGCGAAAATCTCCGTGCCAAACGCCGCCGCTCTCGTGACGAGGATGCAGCAAATCTCCTGCGGGTTTGCGGTGGATGAGGAAGGACATGTGCGCGAGCTCCCGAACCCAAGGCTGGAGGAGTTGGTGAATGTGCTGGAACAGCGCGAGGGAAAGGCCATCATCTGGTGCAGGTTCAACGAGGACATTCGTCGGGTGATGAAAAAGCTCGGCGACAAAACGGTCGATTATTACGGTGAAACGAGTCCCAAGGCTCGCCAGCAAAACCTCGACCTGTTTTTGAATGCGAACTCATCGGTGCGATACCTCGTTGCCTCTCCCGAGGCTGCGGGAACGGGTTTGAACCTTCAGGGCATTTGCCGGACGAATGTTTATTATTCGAACAGTTTCAATTCCCTCGCTCGGTGGCAGTCAGAGGGAAGGACGTGGCGCGATGGCACGACAGGTTCGGTGGTTTATATTGACCTCGTGGCGAAGGGTTCTCCGGACTCGAGGATTTTGCAGAACCTGAAAGATAAAAAGTCAATTTCCGACCTTGCGTTGGATGAATACCGCAAGCTGATTGCAATGGAGGACAACGATGAGATTTTCTAAAAGAGAGCAAATAATTTTGGATTTTATGATGGCATCACCAACAACGGAATTCCCGCTCGATGACTTGACAGAATATGTCACCAAACGAATGAACAAAGAACCAAAGAATTTTCGACAATCCTTGCTTGTTTCAATTCACAAACTGAAAAGCAAACTGTCGGTTTACGGAATCGATCTGGTGAATGTTTCACCGCTCGGTCGTGGGAACAAAGCGACTTATAAAATAAGTGCTCGAATTGCCACGTTGGTATATTAATTCAAAAAACAGAGGAGCTAAAATGGAAAATCTATCAACACTTGCAAAAACGAAACAATGGGTAAGATCACTTCCGATCGGCTTGAGCATGAACCTTCATACGCTCATCGCTCAATTTCCCAATGAGCCAGAGGGAAATCTTTCTGCTGCTCTTTCACATTTGAAATCGGATGGCTGCTTGCTTTTGAACCCAGTCAAAATCCTGTCGTCAAAATCTCCGAACGCCTCGCAAAGTTGGGTTCATAACTACACCCTGATCTCTTTTCCGGATCAAATCAACGTCCGGCAAAAGCCAGTCGTCAAGTCGGAGCCAGAGCCTGTGAAATCTCAAAAACAGTTCCGGAAAGCATTTGCGTGCAATCCGAGCGACAGGTTCGATCTCCCGAAACTGCATTCCCTTGCGGATGACACAGTTTACCTCTGCGATGCACCTGTCAGGGATTGGATGAGCGTTGA